GAGGTCAAAGGGAACGTCCGCGTCGGCAGCATAACCGGCCGGTGCATCTGGGTGAGCGCCGAGGAATTGGGATTTGACGATGACAGCGCACCGCACTGAGCGGAACAATTCAATCAAATCAGACGTGTGCAAGCTGTGAATGGGCTGTGAACAAAACATCTTGCAAAAACAGGTCTGTGCAAGCTGTGAACGTGTGAACGGGGTTTTTCGCTTGTTTATGGGTGCGTGTTAGTTGGTGGGCAAAAACATGCAGAGGGCGAAAACCGTTCACAGCCTTCACAGCTCTCTCCTTTCTCATAAATAGGGAATGATATGAATAGGTTGAGCTGTGACGAGAGCTGTGAAAAAGCTGTGAACGGCTGTGAACGGCCTTCGGTCGACCTGGAACAGCTGATCGTCGCCCGGCTGGAGGATGCGGGTCGCGTTCTGCTGGCTTTGCCCATGCGCGGTCCATCGACGGAGATGCGCACCGGTCATCCCGAGGTCGTTCATGAGGCGATCGAGGCCTATGGATGGAATGCGGCTGTCGGCCGGCCGGCGATGCCGTCGGCCCGGCAGATCACGCGCATGGATGAAGCGCTCACATGGCTCGCGCTGATCCCCGCTGAACGCATGGCGTTCAGGCGTGTCGTCGGCCGGCGGATGCTGGTCCATCCGTTGAACGACCGGCATTTGTATAGCTGGCGGCAGATCGGCCGCGAGCTCGGGATCAGTCACCACACGGCTGAGTCGTGGCACGCCCAGGGGATCGACGCGATCGCATTTCGCCTACGAACGCTTTCAGTTTCCGTTTGACAGATTGCCCAAGCGAATCGTATGAAATCACTACTCTTGGAGTTTGCGCGCCCGCCCGGGAAAACACCCTCGGCGGGCGTTTTGCGTTTTAGGGGATCGTGCGGTGCCGCTCCCGTTCGTCGTCAACGTCTCTGGCGGGTTCGCCAAGAACGCGACGGAGTTCCGAGACAGCACCGAGAAGCAGCTTCGTTACGCCGCTAGGATAGCGCTCAACAACACGGCCAAGGCGGCAGTTGAGGATATCAAAGCAAGGTTGCCGAGCATCTTCGATAAGCCGACGCCGGCGACCTTGAACTCCATGTTCGTCCGATACGCCACGCCGGACAATCTGAGCGCCAGCATAGAAATCAAGGATTTCACCGGCAAAGGCCACGCGCCGCAACAATGGCTCATGGCTGAAATCGACGGCGGGGACCGGCGGCAAAAGGCCAGCGAAAAGGCTTTGATATCGGCCGGCGTGATGAACCCCGGTCAGTTCTGGACGCCGAATGTGGCGCCTAATCCGCCGCCTGGTCTGCTCGATCCCTACGGCAACGTGCCGAGTTCGACGATCGTGCAGATCATGTCGCGCCTCGGCGCCTTCGGAGAGCAAGGCTACAAGGCGAACATGACGGAGCGAAGCCGGAGGCGCTTGCTTCGGAAGGGCATGCTGGTGGCGCGTGGCCAGCGGTCCATGTCCGATTACTTCGTCTACAGGCGCGACGGCGTGCCACGCGCGATCATGCAGCTGGTGGCGAAGGGCGATGCGCGTGCGGTGCTTTGGCTGACGAACGACCAGCCGCGATATTCGCCGCGGTTCAAGTTCGACGATCTCGTGCTGGCCTTTGTCGAGAAGCACTTCAAACCAGAGATGGCGCGATGCTTGGAGCACGCCTTGGCCACGGCGAAATAAGCAGTCCGGATTTTCGGGGTGGTTCGGGAGAGCCCGGCCCACCCATCCCGGCAGTGGGTCACGGGTCCCTCCTGGGCCTGCAGGTGACCCACGGGTAATTCGCACCCCGGTTTGAGAGACGGCTTTCAAAATTTTGAAAGGGATTTCGGTTGTCCTCGTCGTTGCCGTCTGCACCTTTGGAAAGTCGGGACGTGGTGAATAAGCGCGAGCTTGCCCGCTACCTAAAGACCTCTGTGGTGACGATCGGCAACTGGATCGAACGCTACGAGGCCTTCCCGATCCTCCAACCCGGCACTAATGGCCGCGACTATAAGTTCGACCTGCGCGCCGTCGTCGACTTCCTCCGCGCCCAGAAAGATGCCGAGGCCCGCTTCGCCGCCGAACGCGATGAGACGCTCGCGCAGCTCGTGCTGCCCCTAGTCCTCGAGACGATCGACCCGCCGGCGGCGAATGGCGCCCGCCTCTCGACCAAGGATCAAATCGAGGCGCTCAAGCTTAGCTCCATGCGCCGCCAGGAAGCCGAGCGCCTCGGCCAGCTGGTGCCGGTGAACGAGGTCAGCGAGGCGCTGATCGCCGCCCTCGCAACCTTCAGCCGCATGCAGCGCGCCGCCGTGCGCCAGGCCGCCGCCGACCAGAACCTGCCGCACTCCGTCGTGCGGGCGTTGGAGGCCCGCTTCGCCGACGCACAACGCACCTTCGTGCGCGAGGCCGGCAGCTTCCTGACGCCGATCGAAGCCGAGGCGGCGCTCGCCCATGGCTGAGCCGGCGATGCAGACCGCACGCGGCGGCCAGGTCGTGCTCGAGGCGCTGGAAGCGGCCTTCATGCCGCCGGCGCCGGTCAACGTCGCGGACTGGGCGGCGGCGCATCGCTGGATCGAAGGCAGCCGCCCGGGCCTCTGGGACCACCGCACAGCGCCCTATCTGCGCGAGCCGATGGAGACGCTGACCAGCGACCTGCACACGACCACAGCAATCGTCGGGCCCGGCCAGTGCGGCAAGACGGCGATCGCCGAGAATTTCTTCCTGGCGACGGTCGACCAGGACCCGGCGCCGCTGCTCTGGTACATGCAGACCGACGACGCCGTGAAAGCCTACGTCAAGAATTCGATCAACCCGCTGATCGAGGCGCATCGCGAGATAAAGGCGAAGCAAGGCCTCCGCTCGACGGATGACAGCCTAGGCTTCAAGCGTTTCCGCGGCGGCATGACGGCCCAGTTCCTGGCCGCCACACGCTCCAACCTCATTAGCAAGACGGCTCGCCGCATCATCGCGGACGAATGGGACGCCTATGACGATGACTTCGGCGACCCGAAGACGCAGCTCGACGTGCGGCGGCAGACCTATGGCCAGGAAAGCCACCTGCTCGCCATCAGCCACTGCGACCGCGCCCGCGGCGAGCACGAGGACGAATGGTCCGCCGGCATCATGGCGGTCTATCGCGACAGCGATCGCCGCACCTGGTGGTGGCCCTGCCCGAGCTGCGGCGCCTTCTCGTCCCCGAATCCGGGCGAGAGCCGCGTCATGCGGCTGGTCTATCCGGATGACGGCACGCTCGACGAGATCGAGGCCGGCGCCGCCCTGCTCTGCCCCTGCTGCGGCACGATGATCGGCGATGGCGAGCGCCGCGCGATGAACCGCGAAGGCTTCTGGGCGCGCCGTGGCCAGGATGTGCAGCGCGACGGCAGTATGACGGGCAAGCCGGCGCCGAACCCGACGGCGGGCTTCTGGATCGTCGGCGTGATGAGCCCGTTCCTGCTGCGCGGGATCGGCGGCCTGGCCCGCGCGCGGGTCGAGGCCGAACGCGCGGCCGTCTTCAGCGGCGATACGCGCGGCGTGCGCGAAGTGGTCATCAAGCAGTGGGGTCTCCCCTACTCGCGGCCGCGCAGCGTCGCCGGACTCGACGCGAGTGCCATCGCGATGCGCGCGGAGGCCGAGCTGCAGCTCGGCACGGTGCCGGAGGGCGTGCGGTTCCTCACCGCGATGATCGACGTGCAGGGCAACCGCTTCGAGCGCCTGGTGGTCGGATGGGGCGCCGGCGGCGAGAGTTGGGTGATCGACCATCGGCGCATCCCAGCCGACCCGGCGCTCTCGCTGGACGACTGGGAGCATGCGCTGGGCGAGGCCCTGGCGGCCGAGTATCCGCTCGCCGACGGCACTGGCCGCGTGATGCGCATGCTGGCCGTGGGCTATGACTCGGGTGGCGCGCCCGGCGTCACGGAGCGGGCCTATGAGGCGTGGCGGCGGGCGCGGGTGCGGCGCCAGGCGCGCATCATCGGCACCGTCAGCGGCCGCGAGGGCTGGACCCTGCTGCCGCTCAAGGGCCTGGGCACGGTGAACGCGAACCGGCTCAACATCGTCTATCCCGACAGCCAGCGGAAGGATCGCCACGCCGGCGCCCGCGGCGAGGTGCCGCTCGGCCAGTTCAACGCGAACATGTGGAAAGACGCGCTGGCCGCGCGCCTCGCCGTCGCGATGCCCGGCGCGCTCTACGTGCATATGCCGGCCGGGCTGAAGAGCGACGAGCCGCCGCATGATTGGTTCGAGCAGCTGGTGGCCGAGCAGCGCCTGGCCTCCGGCGTGTGGAGCAAGGTCGGCGCCCGCAACGAAGTCCTGGATCTGATGGTGGGCACGCATGTGATGGCGCATCTGCATGGCCTGTCCCGGATGGATTGGAACCGGCCTCCGGTCTGGGCGCGCTCCTGGGACGGCAACAGCCTGATCGGCGACGCCGCCTCCCTGGAGCAGGGGGCAGGCGCACCGCCTGGTGGTGCCGCGCCGCGTCGCGGCTTGAGCGAGATGGCCTTGAGCAACCTTACTGCGCGCTTCGCACGAAAGAACGCCTGATCATGTCGTGCACCATTCTGCCGCCGATCTCGGGGCCGTTCATCGGCATGTCCCAGGCGGCGCTGATCGCGCTGCGCAGCCAGGCGCAGACCGCCCTCTCGAACCTCGTGCTTGGGGGCATGCCGGTGACCCTGACCTATTCGTCGGGCGACGGCCAGAAAAGCGTAACCTATAGCCGCGCCAATGAGGCCAGCCTGCGCAACTTCATCGGCGAGATCAGTGCGGCCCTCGGTCAGGGACGACGCTCCGCCGTGGGCGTGGTCTTCCGATGAGCCGCATGGGGCTGGTCGACGCGAGCGGCCGCAAGATTACGCCCGCCGAGGTTGCGCGCGTGCGGGCCCGCGCGATGCTGAACGTCTCCGAGGGACGCGATCGCGGCCCTGAGCATTGGGGCGCGCCCTGGGCCTATGACGCCCAAGCGTGGCACGGCCAGGACTTCGGCGAGTGGTTCCCCTCCATCCGGTCGCCGGACGCCGAGATCAACGTCGATCGCGACCGCAGCGTCGGTCGCGTCCGCGACCTCGAGCGCAATGATGGCTGGGCCTCCGGCGCGCTCGACACGATCACCGATCAGGCCGTGGGAGCCTCGTTCTTTCCGCGGCCAACGCCGAACTGGCGCGCGCTGACACGGCTGGACCCGCGGCTCGATGGAGACTGGGCAACCGAGTTCGGCCAGGCGGCCGAAGCGGAATACAACGTCTGGGCGAATGATCCCGGCCGGTGGTGCGACGGCGCGCGCGCGTTGACGATGGCGCAGATCATGCGGCTGGCCTTCCTGCACAAGATCCGCGACGGCGACGCGGCCGCGATCCTGCTGTGGGATGAGGGCTCGGTCTCTCCGGGCGCCGCGCGCTACGCGACGCGCGTGCAGCTGATCGATCCGGACCGGCTGAGCAACCCTTACGAGATGCTCGATACCGACCACATGCGCGGCGGCGTCGAGACCGATTTGCTCGGCGGCCCGGTCGCCTATTGGTTCCGGCGCGCGGAACCGAATGATTGGTTCGAGGCCTCGGCTTCGATGATCTGGGACCGGTTCGAGCGCGAGACGCCCTGGGGGCGCCCGATCGTCGTGCATGATTTCGACCGCCGGCGGGCAGGACAGCATCGCGGCACGCCGGTGCTGCTGCCTGTGGTGCCGCGGTTCAAGATGCTCAGCCGCTATGACCAGGTCAGCCTGCAACGGGCCGTGCTCCAGTCGCTCATCGGCATCTTCGTGAAGTCGCCGTACGACACGGACATGGTGCGCCAGGCGATGGAGACGGAAGGCCAGGACCTGGGCGCCTATCAGGGCATGCGCGAGGCGTTCGGCGATTCGAACCCGCCGATGATGATGGGCGGCATCCGCGTCCCTAAGCTCTTTCCGGGCGAGTCGATCGAGGCGGTGAAGTCGGACAACTCGCTATCCGAGTTCGAGGCGTTCGAGCACGCGGTGCTGCGCTCGATCGCCGCGGTGACAGGGGCGAGCGCCGAAGACGTGACGCGGGATTACTCGCGCGTGAACTACAGCTCGGCCCGCGCGGCCATGCTGGTGGCGTGGAAGACCCTTCTGCGCCGGCGGCAGGATTTCGGGACGGGTTTCGCAAGTCCGGTCTACACCGCATTCCTTGAGGAAGCGGTCGACCGCGGGCGCGTGCCCTTGCCCGCTGGTGCGCCCGACTTCGCCGAATGGCGCTCCGCTTATGCCTCGTGTCGCTGGATCGGCCCCGGCCGCGGCTGGATCGACCCGGTGAAGGAACGCCAGGGCGAGGTGCTTGGCATGGATGCCGGGTTCAGCACGCTCGAATCCGTCGTCGCCGAGCTCTCCGGCGCCGATTGGCGCGACGTGCTGCAGCAGCGTGCCGCCGAGGTCGCGGAGTTCGCGCGCCTTGGCCTGAAATTGCCCGACTGGGCCGCCGGCGGCGCCGAAGCGGATGCCGCGCTCGACGAACGAAAGCCGAAACCCGCATGACGAAGCCCGACTGGCGCTGCGGCGCATCGCGGACGCTGCCGATCGGCCCCGACCGCGCCTGGGACGGCGACGCCGCGGCCGCGCGCCTGCTCGATGCGGCTGGGATCGGCGGCCGCCATCCGCGGCCGGAGATCGCGCGCCGCGGCTTTCTGCTCTATGATGCGGAGAACCCGAACGCGCGCCGCAGCTACTTGCTGCCCTTCGCCGACACGGTCGATGGCGAGGTCACCGCGCTGAGGAAAGGTGTCAATGCCGCAGCCGGGCGCTTGCAGCTGACCCATGCTGCAGATCGAGACCGAGCGCGCGCTCAGCAGATCCTGGGTCATTACCAGCAACGTATCGCGGATGCCGTAACGAAGAGCAATGCAAGCGCAAGCGCCCGGGTCGCGGCGCCGCGGCCGATCAGCCGGACGAACCTATTGCCGCACCTGGCGCAGCGCATGTTCAACACGCCGCTCGCGGTGCATCCGACGAAGGCGGAGATCATCATGGCGGCGCTCGCCGATCGCCTCGGCGTCGCCAAGCTGGTGCGCGCCGACGGCGAGATGGTGATGCTGGCCGGCTCCGATTTCGACGACAGCGAGGCGCGCCCGCAGCGCGGCTACGATGTGGTGAACGGCGCGGCCATCATCCCGGTCTCCGGCACGCTGGTGCAGAAGCTCGGCAGCATCCGGCCCTATAGCGGCATGACGGGCTATGACGGCATCCGCTTCAACCTGGCACAGGCGCTGGAGGATTCGGATGTGCGCGGCATCGTGCTCGACATCGACAGCCCGGGCGGCGAGGTTTGCGGGCTGTTCGATTTGGTCGACGCCATCTATGCCTCGCGCGGCCGGAAACCGATCTGGGCGATCCTCGACGAACACGCCTACTCTTCGGCTTATGCCATCGCCTCGGCCGCGGACCGCATCACCGTGCCGCGCACCGGGGGCACCGGCAGCATCGGCGTGATCGCGCTCTTTGCCGACATCTCGCGGGCGCTGCAGGCAGGCGGGATCACGGTCAACGTCATCCAGTTCGGTGCGCGCAAGGCGGACGGGGTACCGTCGATCCCGTTCTCGCCGGAAGCGCGCGAGCGGTTCCAAGCAGATGTCGATACGCTCGGCGAGCTTTTTGTGGCTACGGTCGCGCGCAACCGTGGCATCGATCCCGGGCTTGTGCGTGCAACCGAAGCGGATGCTTTCCTCGGCGCCGAGGGTGTCCGTCTAAAACTGGCCGACGCGGTCGCGTCGCCCGATGCGGCATTTGCCGAGTTCCTGCAAACACTCTGAGGGAAAATCCATGCCTTTGAGATTTCTCGGCATCGGGGCGGGCAACCGCGCCGCCGCCAATCGTCGCCGTCTTCTCGCCACGACCGCGCACACACGCGCCGAGGCGGAATCGGAAGAGGACATGCGGCAGCGTCACGCGGAGGAGCTCCGGGGGGCCGGATATGACGAAGCGCCCGACCCGGACGCGCCGCCGAGCGACCCGCCGCCGCCGAAGCCGGGCAAGCCCGCGAAGGGCGAGCCGAAGGGCGACGACGACATGGATGAGGATGCCTCCATGCGGACGGGCGACGAGATGCCGGCGGACGACGATCCGGACCCGGACGCGCCGCCCGCGGAGCAGGATCCGGAAGGCGACGACTCCGGCGAGCCGGACGAGGAGACCGAGGCCGAGGAAGACGAGGCGATCGACCGCGAGCCTGACGAGCAGATGCGGGGCGCCCGCCGCGCGAAGCTGCGCCGGAAGCGCCGTGCCGCCGCGCGCGCGGCGGAGCGTGGCCGTTGTGCCCGCATCTTCCAGGATCCGGCTGCAGCACGCAACACGCCGCTCGCTGCCCAGCTCGCCTTCAACACGAGCCTGTCCGCGAAGCGAGTGGTCGCGATCCTTCGCACCGGCGGTGGTGGCGGCGCGCTCGGCGCACGCATGGCGGGATACGGCGCGCCCGCGATCGCCATCGGCAGCGGCGCGGGTGCGCCCGCCGGGGCAGCGCCGAAGGCCATTGCCACGTCCTGGGACGCCGCGATGTCAAAAGCCCGCAACTGGTAAGGAACGCGACCCATGGTTTCCCCCGTGCTCTTTGAGCATTTTTACGATGGCGCCTTCCTTGTGCGGGAAGCGCCTGGCTATCGCTCCCGCGACCCTGGCGTGATGAGCAATTCCGGCGGCTCCGACCTG